AGGTGAAAGACCTGTACTGGGCGGCCAGGAACTCGACCTTTTTCATAAACCTGGAGAGCGAGGGCCGGCCGCTGCTGTGCGAGCCGAGACTATCCGACGAGGGTGGCGTGCGCATCCGTCTGTGGCTGCGCGACCCCGCGGGAACGGGGACTGGCGGCGCGATCGCCCTGCTGTCCCGCGACGAGGCGGCGGTCTTGGCGAATGCGATCGACACTCGGCGCAACTGGGTCGGCGAGAAGGCCGACGACGCCTTGCCGCGCATCGGTGTGAGCGCCACCGTGGACTCGACCATGATCCGGTTCATGGAATGCAGGGGAGAGGGGCATATCGCCCTGACCGTCACGGAAGCCGGACGTCTGGCGTCATGGCTGCACGACATGGCCGACGGCCGTTGGCGCGACCACAACGGATATGTGCCGGAGGTAGTGAAATGAGTAACGCCTATGAGCGTCGTGGCGCACAGCTCAACATGGAAAGCCTTTACATACGCCACGACGTCATCAGCGAGCGCAAACTGGCAAGGCTTAACCCCGACCGTCCAGTTTCTTTTCGAGCCGATCAAGCCGTAAGTCGATTTGGAACAACGCTTGGGCGATGTCCGCTAGGCCTTCGGTCATCCGTGACTCATAGGCATTTCTAGTGCTTGCCTGAGCCTGCTTGAACTTCGTTTCCGCTGAGCTCGCCCAGCTTGCAGCTCCACCCATTTGAATACTTCCTTTCCCCGCATGCAGCGGATTGTTTGTGTTGCAGCTTCAAGCCTACGCGGCACGGGGAAAGGACCTTATCTTCCGAAAGGAACCCTCATGATCTGGTTCGTCATCTCCATCATCCTGCTGCTCTTCAGCGCCGCCGTCACCGGCGTCGCGCTGTCCAACAACGTCAAGGGGGCCGGCATCGGCCTCATTCCGGGCCTCGTCGGATTGCTGCTGCTCATTCCCGCATGCCTGTATTCCGTGGATGTGGGCGAGGTCGCGGTCATCCGCAACATGGGCGGCAGTCTGGCCGGTCATTCCGAAGACGCGGGCTTCCATTGGAAGACGCCGTGGCAGAGCGTCATCAAATACGACACCCGTAACAACCTCATCAACTTCTACAAGGACACCGATTACAAGTACGACGGCGGCAGCGCGGTCGGCAAGCAGGTCACCGTCAACGACAGGAGCGGCGCTTCTGCAGACATCGACATCCAAGTCAACTACAGCCTTGATCCGAGCGCGGCCGAATACCTGTACTCGGAGTATGGCAAACAGCAGACGTTCACGCAGAACTACATCAGCAACGATCTGCGTTCCGTGGCGCGCGAACAGTCCGGCCGGTTCGACACCCTGACGATGCTCACCAATCGCGGCGAGTACACGAAGGCGGTGCAGGATGTGCTGGCGGCGAAGTGGAGGAAGATCGGCCTGACCGTCGAACAGGTCAGCGTGCAGGACGTGCGCTACGGCGAGGCCATCACCAAGAAGTACACGGAGGCGCAGGCCGCCGAGATCGACAAGCAGAAGGCGCTCAACGAGCAGCAGGTCGCCAAGACCGAGGCCGAGACGAAGAAGATCAAGGCGCAGGGCGAGGCCGACGCCAACGCCGTGCTCAACGAGAGCCTGACCGACAACGTGCTCAAGCAGCATTACATCGACGCATTGTCCAACGCGGATCAGCTCGTCGTCGTCCCCGACGGTGCGGACACGCTCGTCCAGACCAAATAAGGCGGCGGTCATGTTCAAGCGTTATCCGTACACCATCGCCCTGTTGACCGTCATATCGTTCGTCGTCTGCATTGTGTGGCTGTTCACCCATGAGGCGTGCATGCACCCGCTCGGCAACGGTCTGGCCGCGTGGTGGGCGTTCATCGTCGTGCCCATCCTGCTCGTCACCATCGTCGAGGAAGCAGGAGGAGAGGAATGAACTTCGATGCACTCGTCTGGCAGCAGTGGGTGATCCTCGGATACGCGCTGCTCGAACACTTCATACTCATCGGCACGCTGCGCGAAACGAAGGCCAAGCCGTGAGCGCTTGTGTACCAGTCGCTCAGGCTCGTCATTCTCTGCGCGCTCGTGCTGACCATTTAAGGCTTGCCCGCCGCCATTGCGACCTTCCTTCCGATGCGGCGGGCGGCGACAAGGAACAAGTCGTTAACACCACCTCTCTCAATGATCGCGCCGCCGGTTCTCTCCACCGGCGGCGCGCCAAGGGCGGGCAGGTTCGCCCCCGGTCGAGATTCGCGTCAGGTGGGCGCGGGCAAAGACCGGGAAGCCGTTCGATTCGGCCGCCGTCCACTGGGGCCGCGTCAACGTCGGTCGCGATCCATCCCCATACGACAGGAAGTCAGTGGATTGCGGAAGCGATGGCGTGCGAGCCGGTGGTCTCCATTGCCGGCGTCGACCACGCCAGCGCGGCCCCGCACCAAACGAAGGAGTCCCATGAACACCCACCGCAGTCTCATGGTCTGGCCCATCACCGAACGGGGCCTGACCATGACGCCCGGCGAACTGATCGCCGAGGCGCTGGACGCGATCTGCGAATGCAATTCACGGCTCGACTACCCGCGCCTCATCCTCATGCCGTCGCCCGCCGCGTTCGTCATCGACCGAGGCGCGGCGACCATCGGCGCGGAATGCGAATGGGCATGGAAACGGGACATCAGGAAAGGAACATCATGACATCCAACGAGGAAATGGCCGAAAAACTCGCCGAGAAGTTCTACGGCCTCATCGAGGGCGACGTGTCCGTCTCCGGCGGTGAGCTGGCAAAACTGTTCGTCACGGCGCTCGACCAAGCCGGCCTCGCATTGAGCGAGAAAGCCAAGGCCTACATATCCTTCGAACCTGTGCTGCCCAATGGCAAGACGCTCGCCGACATGTTCGCCTCCAGCGACCGGAAGCCGCTCGGCACCGTCATCGACGACGAAGACGACGAGGAAGAGGACGACGGCCCGGATGACGCCGGCGAGCTTGACGAGCTGGAGCACATGCGCGACGTGGCCGACATGGCCTATGCGGCGCTCTCCGACCTCGCCCTGCACTGCCACAACCGTCGCGAAGACGTGGCATGGGGCATCGCGAGCAGCGCAGCCAAGGACGCGCACGTCCTCGCCACGTTCGTCGGCGACTGGATCGAGGACATGGAGGACGAGGACTAGTGGCCGGCGAAACCATCCTCACGATCGTCGGCAACCTGACCGCAGACCCCGAGCTGCGCACCACCGGCACCGGCACGCAGGTGTGCGGCTTCACCATCGCCTCCACGCCGCGCGTCTGGAACCGGCAGGCCAACCAGTACGAGGACGGCCAGTCATTGTTCATGCGCTGCTCCGCCTGGCGCGACCTCGCCGGGCATTGCGCCCAGTCGCTGTCCAAGGGCATGCGCGTCATCGCCACCGGCCGGCTCTCCCAACGCTCGTATCAGGCGCAGGACGGCACCAACCGCACCGTGGTCGAAATGACCGTGGACGAGATCGGCCCCAGCCTGCGCTACGCGACCGCGCAGGTCACGAAACAGGGCGGCCACGACGGCTGTCAGGGCGGCAGCACCTACGGCAACCCCGCGGGCAACCCGCCCGTTGGCCCACGGCCAGCCGCCGCGCCGTCTCAGCCGCCGGCGTCCGACCCGTGGGCCAACGGCGGCAGCGGCTACACAACGGACACGTCCACCACCGACACCGGCGACCCGGAATTCTAGAAAGGACACCCTCATGGCAAAGAAAAATGACTCTGGACTTGTCCAGGACGCGCTCATACCCGACGAAATGAGCCCGCTGAGCCTGCTGGACTTCAACAGCTCGTGCGCGAAGATCAAGCAGGCGGCCGTGGACTTCCGCCGCGCGGTCAACCACAAGATGCAGCTCGAAACCAAAGACGCCTACCTCGACAAGTTCCACCAGATCGACCCGTACACCGAGGCCGTGTACGACACGGACGCGCTCGCGCAGCACATCATCGACTGCGCCGAGGTCATCAACCGGCTGCTCACCTATCCGAAGGACGCACGCCGCGCGGTCCTGTACGACAACCTCCACGACAGCCTCGCCACGTTCGAGGAAAGCGCGCCCGACTATCCCGATCCCGACGACGATGCTGACGAGACCGACAGAGGAGAGGCCGTCGATCCGACCACCGGCGAGATCAAGTAACCACACATTGAGAGAGGCTTATATGCAGCAGGCAAACAAAAAAGCCACCCGCAACGGGGTGGCTCAGGAAAAGATGTGGTCGATATCAGCGCTCCGACGTCTCATCGGTTGGCACGACGTCTATGGTTTCTGCGTCCACATACGCCATAAAGCCGTCCGGCACTCCGTCATTGTCGTTGACGCACACAAATTCATCGTCCTCACGATCTGCCGTCAGTTCGACGAACTTGCGCAGCTCACCGAACGTAAGCTGCTCGAAATCAATCGTCACACACATGCAGCGCTGGGTCTTCTTGTCGTTGCTCATAAGTCGATTATCGCATGTCGTGAAGGCGGCGCGCCATGTCTGTGAACTTCGACAGCACCTTCGGTTTCGATCCTGCGGTGCAGGACAGCAGCATGGCCGCGCGCGGACTGTACGCGACGATGGTGACGTGGTGCGACCACCAGATATACACGCGGCCGGACTCGTTCGACGGCACCTTCGACCTCAAGCGCGTCAGAAGCGTGGGCGGCACCGTCAGACTCGTGCGCGAACTCGTTGAAAACGGGCTCTTCGAGGAGGCCGGCGAAGGCGTGTACAGGGTCGTGACCCGTCGCGGCCTCGCCGTGTTCGGCAGCTTCAAGAACCAGAAGAAACCGCTTACGCCCGAAGAAGCCGCCGAACTGCACGAGAAGAAGGTCGTCGCCGGCCACGCCGGAGGCAAGGCGTCGGGCGAGTCCCGCAGGGCGAAAGCCGAAGCAAACAGGAAGCAAAACGAAGCAGACGCGAAGCAGACTGCTTCAACTTCAACAAAGCAAACAGGAAGCACTACCGTACCTAACCAAACCAAAACCATGCCTTCTTCCTCCCCTGACCCCTCCGGGCCGGGATCGAAGCAAACCGCGTCGGTCGCCGAGGCCGAGGCCAGGGCGTTGGCCGACCCGTTCGCCACGGCGTGGAACGCCTACCCACGCCACACCGGCTCGCGACGGGAAGCCGAGAAAGCGTGGGCCGCAGCCGTGGCCGGGCACGACGGCACGTCCGCCGTGACGGAAGCGCAGCTCATCGGAGCCGTCATCGCCTACGCCAAAACCGTGGACGACCCCAGATACGCGCCCAACATGAGCCGATGGCTGCGCCAAGGCGCATACATGGACACCATGCCCAGCCAGCCGAAACCATACCGGCACGCACTGCCCGACGGCACCGTCATCGACGACCGGTGGATCACCGGCCACATCCGGGACCACGTGCCCGTAGGCACCTTCACCGACGCGATGAGAGCCGACTTCTGGGCCAGCGTCAAAACCGGCATCGACCCGGAACAAAAAGCCAAGGAAATCATCAACGAATGCCAACGAAAGGCCAGCCGATGAGCAGCAAGCCAACAGCCGAGACCCGCCGCATCGTACAGAGGCGAGACCGATACCGATGCGCCATGTGCGACCGGGAAACCGGCAGCCACTGGAGCGGCGACAGCATCCACCACAGGGAACCGCGAAGCCACCCCTTCGACCGGCTCCACCAACCCGAAAACCTGCTCCAACTCTGCGGCAGCGGCACCACAGGATGCCACGGATGGGTACACGCCCACCCCGCACGCGCCTACCGGCTCGGCTACCTCGTCCACACGGGCAAAGACCCCGCCACCATCCCCGTCTACTACCGCACAGGCGGCTGGCAGCAGCTCAACAAGGACGGCACCCGCCATCCCTGCCCGCCACCCGAAGACCTCCCCACCCACATCGACATCAAGAAAGGCGACCAATGAACACCCAACACGACATCACCGTCAGCGGCAAACCCCTCAACCCGCCAAAACCGCCAGCCAAACCCCACATGCTCCTATGGATCGACACCGAAACCACCGGCCTCGACCCCAATCAGTGCGAACTCCTGGAAGTCGGCATGCAGGTCACCGACCTGAAAGCCGAAACCCGAGGCGACAGCCTGCACCTGATCGTCCACCCCGACAACGTGCGCAACTGGGCCAACCACCCCGAAATGCTCAAAGCCTACGAAATGCACCTCGCCAACGGGCTCATGCTCGCCTGCGCCGAAGCACCCAAGACCGGCTACGACTACAAGCACACCGCGCTCAACATCCACGAATTCCTCAACGACCAACTCAGCCAATACACACTCCACCCCGCAGGAACCAACGTGGACTTCGACCTGCGCCAGCTCGACGTGCACCTCAGCCGCCACCTCGAACACCCCATCACCCAAGGACTCCACCACCGAAAACTCGACCTCACCAGCTTCCGCCTCGCCGACCAAGCCATCGGCGGCAACCCCTACCAAAACCACGCAGGCACCCACCGAGTCCAGGACTGCATCCGTCGGGACATCAACGACTACACCGCCTACCTCGACATCATCCGAACCGGCACCCAAGGAGACAGGCAATGAGCTGGATCAACGACCCCGTCAACAGCCCGAAGCATTACACCGACTCACACCCCGGCATGGAATGCATCGACCTGACCGCCGACACCACCTTCTGCCTTGGGAACTGCTGCAAGTACCTGTGGCGCTACCACAGCAAGGGCCGGCCCTTGGAAGACCTCGAAAAAGCCCGATGGTACCTATGCCGAGTCATCGACTACGGCGAAAAGATCGCGTGGACGCGCCAACAGTACGACATACTCACGGCACTCGTCGCCCACACCGTCGGCGTCGAAGCCAGAACATGGGCAAAACTCAAGCAAGGCTACCCCGACTCCGCCCTCGCCCTCATCGACGAACTCATCAAACGGGAAAGAGACAAGCAATGAACACACGCATCTACTGCATCACACGAGACCGCAACGACTACACCGCCTACCTCGACCGCATGCTCAGCACCAACCAACCAAAGGAAACCCGATGATCCACCCCGAACTCAACATGGACACGCAGCCACCCGAACCCAAAAAGACATTCGCCGAAAAACTCGGCACCGCCATCGCCATCATCATCTCCATAGCGCTCGCCGCGCTCGTCGTCACGCTGGTCATCGCCTGCATTGCGCTCATCTGGAGCCTCATGCTCGAACAACACCTCATCTAAGGACCGCAATGAGCCAGAAAAGCTACTGCGACATCTGCCCCGACCACCTCATCGAACACGAAAGGAACCAACAATGAGCACACGCCTCTACTACGACCAATACGGCATTCCGACCGACATCAGCGAACTGGAGGCGTGGAGTGAGTAGTCAGTATTGCAAGCCCTCTGGCAGTGATCCGGTATGGCGTTGCCCGGTCTGCGGTCAATGGTGGCAACTCGACCTACCGGACGGCGACTTCTGGGAGCCGATAAGCACGCTCAAAGCGTTCCTGCAGTTCCACCCGAAATGGAAAGCCGAACGCAAACACCGAAAGGCCCGCATATGAGCATCGACATCACCCAACAGGCATTGAACGCGCTCGCCGACGCCGGCCTCGGCAACGACAGCCCGGCCGAGGCCTACGTGATCGGATACACCCAAGGCCATGACGATGCGCTCGCGCTCGCCATCCAGCTCGAGCGGTCCATAAACCGTAGGCCGTTCATGCCGGACGAGGCGGAACGGCTCGCCATGCGCCTGCACGAGCAGGTCGGCGACTGCCCGATTGCCCACGAGAGCGGCAAGGCCATGGACGACAGCGAGCGCGAATGGTGGGTCAATCTGGCAGCGAGCGCATGGACGCTCATTGACGGGACGGAGGAAACGGAATGAGGAACGGTAGACCATGGGCTGTGAGGATCATGCCGGCCTTCGTGTGTGTGTTTGCAGCGTTCGTGGTCGGTTACGGGCTGGGCGAACAGGCCCGGCTCGGCGAACAGGATGTGCAGACCGTCACGCAGGAGGTGCGGCAGACCGGCGACGTCAAACGCCTGTGCATGACCGTCAAGACCGGCGAGCGCATCGACGCCATGAGCTGCGAGCTCATCGACCCGCTCAGCGGAGGCGTCAAATGAGCGGCCGGCGACTCACCTACGCGCAGAAGAGTGTGCTGCTCCAGCTCGTCAGGCACGGCGACATGCAGCCCGCCGACGGCAACCACCGACGCACCTTCCAATCCCTGGAGGAACGCGGATACACGCAAGACGTCGGATACGGACGCTATGCCATCACCGAGGCCGGCCGTCGCGCGCTGCAAAAGGACTTGTCATGAAACGCCTGAGCATCGTCTTCACCTGCGACAGCGAACCAATCGGCCTCTACGAGATCGAACGCAGGCTCAGGACGGCGGGCTTCAAAAGGCCGCAGGCCGGTTCGATCATGGACGCCGAACAGTCCGACGAACTCGCCGAAGCCTACGAACAAGGCAAACAGGCCGTGTTCGACGCCATGAACCACTTCGACGAACTCGCCATCGTGGAACGCGCCAACCCCTACCGAAAGGACGGCCGATAACCCATGGACTGGCGACATCAGGCCGCATGCCGCGACCACGACCCCGAACTCTGGTTCAGCGGCAAACCATACGAACAGGCGGCCGCGCTCGCCATATGCCGGTCATGCCCGGTCATCGGCGAGTGCCGCCGGTTCGCCGACGAGCACAACCGGATCAACGGCTACCAGTTGCAGGGCATCTGGGGCGGCCGCCGATACGGGGTCAAATGACGACCCAAGAAAGGAAATCTTATGAACAACATCGACGCCAAAATCACCGCCTGGCAGCTAGGCCCCGTCACCATCATGCGAGGCACCGCCACGCCCGGCCGTGACGTGACGCACCCGGAATGCTTCGGCCGGTTCACCGTCGTCGCCCTCTCCTACGGCGGCGCGATCCGCAAGTGCATGCGCCGCGTCGCCCAAATGTGCGCCAAGCACTCCGCATGCGAACAGCTCGACCGGTAGGAGGCACGGGCGTGAGAGTCACCGAAGGCGTCAGGAAGATCATCGTGGAATGGCACGGCAAGGGCGTGCCGCCGGAAGAGACCGCGCGATCCCTGCGCATCCCCATCGACGAGGTGAAGGCCATCATCCTGCAAGCCCACCCGGCACCCGCGCCGGAAAAACCCGCCGGCATCGGCGACAATAGAAGAGAAAGTTAAGGAAAGTCAGCAAACCGTTGAAAACAAGCCGTTCCCGGCCAATCCACCACGTCGGGAACGGCTTCGGGAAAGTAAAAGCCCCCACCTTTCGGCAGAGGCTCGCATTGTCCAACAAGCGAGTATAGCACCAGCGAAAGGGCGGGGATGATGGAACAACGAACATGCGTGGCCTGCGGCAAAGCGGCCGGCGACGCGAACCTGTGCAAGGAATGCGTCAAGGACTGGGCGAAACGCCTCGCATGGCTCCTGAAGGCCGGCATGCCAGCCCTCCAACAGATCGCCTACAAACAAGCCACCACCCGCGAACGCTCGCCACGCCACGGCAACAGGGCATACGCGGCCCCGCCGGTCAACGAAGCCGCCCAAGCCCTGTACTCCGCAGTGGAAACGCACCTGCAACTCACCGGCGGCATGCTCGGCGTCAAACCGATCGGCCACGACCGATACGACCGGCCCCGCACCCTCATGCAATGGGCCGACATCACCCGCCTGCTGCTGCACCACATGCCCGACCTCGCACGACTCGACACGGCCGGCGACCTATACGCCGACCTGATCCGCCTATCGGAAAAGGTCGAAACCGCCACCACGCACGCCGGCGAGCGCCGTCTTGTCGGCGTATGCCCCGACTGCCTGAACACGAAGGGGGACGACGACGAGCCGATACGCACGCCGATCTACGCCGCCCGCTCCGCGCGGTATGCGGTGTGCCCCGAATGCGGCGCATGGCTCGACTTGAAGCGCGTGCGGTTGGAGTACCTGCGCGGCGCGGGGCTCATGCACATCACGCGCACGCAGGCCGACGCCGCCCGATGGGTGCGGGAGAACACGGGTGTGAGCGTGACGGGCAAGGACTTGGCGAACTGGCGCAGCCGGGGCAAGATGCCGTCCACGCGGCGCATCGACCGGCATTATTGGGAGTGGAACATCATGGAGCTGTTGGCCTGTGCGCAGGATCGCGCCGAGCGCGACGGCGGCGACGTTTGAACGTGAGACGGTTTCGTGTTACGCTGTCGCGTGTAATCGGAGTATCGGAAAAGCCTGTCCCATCGGGGATGGGCTTTTTTCGTATCCGATCCCCTTGGATGGTTGGCCGAGCGGTCGAAGGCACCCGCTTGCTAGGCGGGCAGGCATGACAACCGACCTCATGCTTCGCGGGTTCGAATCCCGCACCATCCGCCAGCCGCCGCCGGCACCGTGCGCAACCGGCGTATGCGGCACCAGAGAAACCACCACAGACAGACGCCTCGCCGGCGGTTCTTTCCTCTTCTTCCCGCCGGCGAGCGCAGTCTGTCGATCCGTACAGGCGTTCGATTGGAGGCGTGCGTGGGCAATCCGCGGTACAGCAATGGCTATCGCCGCCGGCGCGAGCGCGAGCGGTGGCGGCACATGCGGGCCGACTGCTACATCTGCCATCGGCCCATCGACTACGAGCTCAAGGCACCGCATCCATACAGCTTCGTCGTGGACGAGACCATCGCCCTGGCGCGCGGCGGCACGCTCACGCACGACAACAGCGGGCCCGCGCACCGATGGTGCAACGCCATCAAAGGCACGCACAGTCTGGCATGGGCGCGCGAGCGCGTCGCCCAGCTCATCGCCCAGGGCAAGGCCCCACAGCGCACAGAGCCAACCCAATCCGGGCCGATCCGATGCTCGGACTGGTTCGGGGGTGGGGAGTAGACCCCACCCGGCCCCGCCGGGGCGACCACGGGCAAAGCGCCGTTTTTCCCCCGGGCTTTTTCCACACTTGAACGGAGGCTGTCTTGGTGTCCAGAACGTCGAAAACCCCTCGCTCGAAGAGCGCGTCGAAGTCCCATAGGGTCAGCAATGCCGCCGCTTCCGGGGATCGTCGCCGCCTCCTGGTGGCGATGCGCAACTTGATCGCCGAAAAGCTCGACGAAGGGTCGATAAGCTCACGCGACCTCGCCAGCCTGACGAAACGTTTGGCGGACATGAGCGCCGAGATCGAGGCGATCGACAAGGCGTCGAACGGGCACGACCCGGCCATGCAGGCCCTGGACACGGAGGACATACGATTGGATGAGCACGAGGATTGACGGGGCGGCCTGCCAGATCATCCCCGACGATTTGTACACCAGCGGCGAACCCAGCCTCAACCGGCTCGCCAACGCGGCGGGCGACCGGTTCGACGTCTGGCAGCGGCAGATCAACCGGATCATCCTCGCGAAAAGCGCCGACGGCTTCTGGAGCGCCCGCAACACGGTGCTGTCGATCCCGCGCCAGACAGGCAAGACCTACGACATCGGCTGGGTCGCGATCCACCGCGCCGCCCGAACCCCCGGCATGCGCATCGTGTGGACGGCGCAGCACTTCAGCGTCATCAAGGACACGTTCGAAAGCCTGTGCGCGATCGTCCTGCGCCCCGAAATGAGCGGTCTCGTTGACCCCGACCACGGCATATCCCTGGCCGCCGGCAAGGAGGAGATACGCTTCCGCAACGGCAGCCGTATCTTCTTCCGCGCGCGAGAACGCGGCGCATTGCGAGGCGTCAAGAAGATCGCCCTGCTCGTCATCGACGAGGCCCAGCACCTGTCCGACTCGGCGATGGCGTCGATGCTGCCGACCCAGAACCGCGCCTACAACCCCCAGACCATCTACATGGGCACCCCGCCCGGCCCAAGGGACAACGGCGAAGCGTTCACCCGCCTCAGGGACAAAACGCGCGCGGGCCGCACCCACAGCACCCTCTACGTCGAATTCGCCGCCGACCGCGACGCCGACCCCCTCGACCGCGAACAATGGAGGAAAGCCAACCCCAGCTACCCGGCCCACACCAGCGACGAATCCATCGCCAACCTGTGGGAGAACCTCACCGGCGACGACTTCCGGCGCGAAGCCCTCGGCATCTGGGACGAACACGCCCTCAGCCGCGCCATCGACCGCCGCCAATGGGAGGAAGCCACCATCGACGCCCGCCGCCCAGGCGGCGTCATGAGCTTCGGCATCGACATGAACCCCACACGCACACGCCTGACCATCGGCGCATGCATGCGCTACGACGACGGCACCGCCCACATCGAACTCGCCGAATACAGGGACACCAACCACGACGGCACCATGTGGGCCGTCAACCTCATCGACAAGGTCTGGGAACAAACCGCCGCGCTCGTCATCGACGGGCAAAGCCCCGCCACCGCGCTCCTGCCCGACCTCGCCGAAGCCGGCGTCACCGTCACCGTCACCGCCGCCACCGACATGGGCCGCGCCTGCGGACGCCTCCAGGACATGCTCAGAGACGGCACCCTCACCCACCTGCCCGAAGACGGCCAACAACCACTCTGGCAAGCCGCCGCCAAAGCCACCACACGCCCCATCGGCAAAAACGGCCTCTTCGGATGGAACCGACCCGACGACGACACCGACATCAGCCCGCTCAACGCCGTCACCCTCGCCCTCCACGGGGCCATGACCACCAGAAGAGACCCCACCGCACAACAGGAAGCATGGTACTAATCATGAACACCGACGACGTCCCCATCCTGCGCGGACAAGCCGGCTGGCTCGCCATCGAAAGCGCCTACGCCAACACCATCGCCGGCGTGGACCCCGACGACCAGCCCACCATCAACGAACTCCTCAAACAATGGCGACGCCACTACACGCGCAACACCCTGCGCACCAGCTACTACCTCGCCCACTACCACTACAAAGGCGTCGCCTACAGCATCCCACCGGCCATGAAAGCCCTCGCCAAACCAATGATCGGCTGGCCCAACAAAGCCGTCCGCGCGCTCGCCGACCTTTCCGTGTTCGAAGGCATCGACGCGCCCGAAACCCTCCAGACGCAGGTAGACGACCTCGTCGCGGCGAACACGTTCGGCGTGAAAATCCAGCAGGCCATCGTGTCCGCATACACGCACGGATGCAGCTTCATGACCATCTCCGGCGACGACGACGACATACGGATCACGCCCCGCGCCGCCGACTGGAGCAGCGCCCTATGGGACTGGGGCAACGACAGGATCGGCGCGGCCATGACCATCCGCGACAAAGACAAAGACGGCTACATCACCCGCTTCGACGTATGGCTGCCCGGCAAGGTCTACCTGTGCCGCCGCAACAGCGGCACATGGCAGGCCGAACGCATCGAAACCGGCTTCGACCGCCCCACCGTCGTGCCGATCGTCAGCGACCAGCAGCTCTACCGCCCCCTCGGCTCCAGCCGCATCACCCGCCCGCTCATGGCCCTCACCGACCTCGGACTGCGCACCCTCGTGCGCATGGAAGCGACCGCAGAATTCTACGCGGCACCACGCATATGGTTCCTCGGAGCCAACAAAGGCCAGGTAAGCCCCGACACATGGGGCAGCATCGTCAGCGTCATCAACGGCATCCCCGCCGGCCGCAACGGCGAAAAACCCGAACTGCGCCAACTCACACAGGCCTCGATGCAGCCACACTCCGACATGCTCAGAACCGTCGCCCTCATGGTCAGCAGCGAAACCGACATCCCCGTCAACGACCTCGGCATCACCATGGACAACCCCGCCAGCGCCGAAGCCATGGCCGAAGCCGAACGCAAACTCTCCCGCACCGCAGACAGGCAAAACAAACGCTTCGGCGAAAGCATCAAAAGCATCCTCGCCATGGCGCTCGCCGCCCAGGGCGCGGACGAAGCCGACATCCGCCAACTGCGACCGATCTGGGCACCCACCAAGGAAGCCAGCGACGCCGCCCGCGCCGACTGGTACCAGAAGGTCGCGTCCACCAACCCCGCCTTCGCCGACAGCGACGTGGGCCTGAGCCGCGCCGGCCTGACATGGGACGAGATCAACGCCCATCGCGCCTACGAGAAACAGCAGCGCACGCAGGACGCCATCGACGAACTACGCGCCAAGATCGCCACCGCCAAGACCGACACGCAGGAGGCCGCAGCCAATGGACAGCAACAGCCTGCCGCTGAGCAACCTCAGCCCGGCGCAGCGTAAAGCGTTCAACGGGCACCTCAACGACCTGTGGGACGACTATCAGGACGAGCTCGCCGACCTCATCATCGAAGCCAAGACGATGGTGCCCAACAGCCTCTACTTCGGCGATGATCCCACCACCGAAGCCCGACGCCAACTGGAGGACTACGCGCGCAAGGCCAACCTCATCGCACAGGACTACTACAGGAACGTGCGCGGCGCATGGGCCGAAGCCGCCGGCATCAGCATGCCCGACTACAAGGAGGCGCAGGTCAGCTCGGACCGCGCCTTCTGGCAGATCGTCGGCGGCTACAACAACACCATGCACGTCGGCGCGAAATTCACCGACGTCATCAACGGCCGAAGCAAAGCCGGCCTGACCATGGATCACCTCTGGGCCATCAACACGCGAGGCTACACCGAAGACGACTGGGCGCGCCTCGCCAAGGACGTCATCAACGAGACCGCACGCCTCACAGGACGGTTCACCGCCCAGAACGACCACACCCGCCCCAAATACGCGCGAGTGCCCCAAGGCAAGACCTGCGCGTTCTGCGCCATGCTCGCGTCCCGAGGCTTCGTCTATGCCAGCGAGGACACCGCCGGCAAATGGCACAGGTACCACCACGACTGCGACTGCAAGATCGTCCCCTCATGGGGAGAGACCAAACTCGACGGCTACGAACCTGACAAGTTCAAGCGCATGTACAAGGCCGCGAAATCACGAGCTGGCACTTCGGAAACCAATGCCGTAATGAAGGCCATGAACCACATGTTTCCCGACGAGCTCACCTCTGGAGTGTTCGAATCATCGGCCGAATGGCCCGCCGAGGTCATCCAGCCACGGGCGAAAACATGGGATCATGTCTTCGCCAACCACGGTCCCGACGCGACAGTACCCGGGAAAACTCATTTTCCGAAGGAATGGGACGAGAAGAAAATCAAGTGGGCCGTAGAAGAGACCGTCGTGGCTCCCGACCTCGTCATACCGGGTGGCAGGGAACGTCAAACCCTGTATAAGATAGTCGAAGACGAGATCATCCGCGTGTGGCTCCAGAAAACCAGAAACACCGGCGGCCGATTCACCGTCCACACGGCACACCCGGTCGTGCCTCAGCAAAAGGAGAAGCTATGGCAACAGATTCGCAATGCGAAGCCGCATACCGGCGGCTGAGGCCATACTGCGACGTCCTTGAGGAAGCCGAGGAACTGGATTACGGCCTAGCCGCCGGCGAACAGTACTACGCCCTGAGTTGGCTCATCGCCGCGATCCTCGAAAACCACGTAACCGTGCCGCAAGAACCCCTGCTCGACGCCTTCGGACTGCTCGAAGACGAAGACAAGGACGAATACGCCTCGGCCCTCGACAAAGAACTGGCCCAGACGACATAGCGCCGGCCCATTCAAGCCACCCTCGCCGGGTGGCTTTTTCAATGCCCGAAGAAGAGCGCCCAAGTTTTCAGCCACCCGCACGGGTGGCTTTTTTCAATGCCCGGAAAGGGCCCGAATACAAGGAGAACCACCATGTTCCTCAACCTCCAGCACCCCCATATCCGATACATCGCCCCGCCCGCCGAAGGCGGTTCGGACATTACCGGCCCCACCCCGCCGGCCGAACCGAACGGAAACGGCGAGGAGATCGACTGGGAAGCCAAATACAAGGAAGCGCTCGGCCACTCGCGCGACTGGGAAAAGAAGGCCAAGGCCAACAAGGCCGCCGCCGACGAGCTGGAAAAGCTCAAGGAATCCCAAATGAGCGAGACCGAGAAGGCCGCCAAGCGCACGCAGGAACTCGAAGCGCAGGTCGCCGCCTACAAGGCCAAGGAACAGCAGGCCGAATGGAAGAAGCAGGTATCAGCCAATACCGGCATCCCGGCCGACGCATTGCGCGGCAGCACCCTAGAGGAGATTCAGGCGCACGCCGACATCCTCAAACCGCTCGTGCACCCAGCGCCGAAGCTGCCGAACGTGCCCAACCCGGCACAGCACCCCGAAGGCAAAACCGCCGACGAACGCGCCAAGGCATACGTGCGCAGCCTCTTCGGCAACAAAGACTAACCGCCACCAACCATCCGAAAGGAAACCATCATCATGGCACTCGACACCAGCAAGGTGCTGCTCCCCAAGGAAGTAGCCACCGTCATCACCAAGCGCGCCAAGGACACCAGCACCATCGCCGCACTGTCCCCGAGCGAACCCCAGCTCTTCCTCGACAAGGAATACATGGTCTTCACCGGCAATTCCGAAGCCGAGGTCGTCGCCGAAGGCGCGCAGAAGTCCAGCTACGAGGAAACCCTCACCCCGGTCGTCGGCAAACGCTTCAAGGTGCAGACCACCACCCGCGTCAGCAACGAGCTCCAGTGGGCCGACGACGACGCCAAACTGGAGATCATCAGCAAGATCATGACCGACCAGGCCGCCGCGATGGGCCGCGTCCTCGACTACGTCGTCTACCACGCCTTCGACCCCAAGAAGAAGACGACCCTCGAAGGCTTCAACGCGCTCGCCAAAAGCGCGGTCAGCGTGACGGCCACCGACGATCGCGTCGCCGACATCGACAGCCTCGCCGAGGTCGTCAGCGACGAGTACGACATCAACGGCATCGCCCTGTCCAAGACCATGGCCAACGAGCTGCGCAAAATCCGCGTCCCCTCCACCGGCCAGCGCTTCTACCCGGAAATCCCGATCAACCTTCAGGTCGGCAACCTCGACGGCATCCCCGCCGCCACGTCCGGCACGGTCAACGGCCGACTCATCACCCCGGCGACCGGCATCCTCGCCTTCCTCGGCGACTTCCGCCTCATCAAGTGGGGCATGGTGCGCGACATCTGGAGCGAGATCATCGAATACGGCGACCCCGACAACACCGGCAAGGACCTCAAGGGCGTCAACCAGATCGCCTACCGCACCGAGGCCATGTACTCCTACGCGATCCTCGACCCCAAGGGCATCGCCGTGCTCAAGAAGCCGACGAGCACCGGCAGGGCGGGCAAGTGATGGCCGCGCCGCTCACCCAGACGCTCGTAGTGCAGGAAACCGACGAGGCCGACGAGGCCGGCCTGTCCATTCCCGTGCGTCTGGTCAAGCCCGACGGCACCCCGTTCGCGGAAGGCGTCGCGACCATCGCATGGTCGGCCATCACCGGCAAGCCCGGCACGTTCACGCCGCCCGCGCCGACCACCGGCGCGCGCGGCGGCGTGCTCCAGCAGGCGGCCGAAGCGCAGCTCGCCGCCAGCGCCGACTCGGCGGCCATCATCGCGAAGGTCAACTCCACGCTGACCAAGCTCAAGGCCGCCGGCCTGCTCGCCTAAGGAGACCCCGCATGGACGGATACCCCAGCACCCCGCTCAACCTGTCCGACGGCACAACCATGACGCAAGACGGCGGGGGAGAGGACGAAACGGACGACGAGAAGCCGTTCGCGCAGGCCGGCGACCTCGAAGCCCGATGGCACGCGCTCACCGGCGAGGAACGAACCCGCGCCGAAGCGCTGCTCGCGGACGCATCCGACCTGATCCGCACCACCTGCCCGCGCTGGCACACCGCCAAACCCGCCACATTGAAACGCATCGCCTGCATGGCCGTCAAACGAGCCATGCAGGCCGGCCCCGACATGTCGGGCGTCACCCAATCCACCCAGACGGCCGGAAGCTACAGCGAAAGCCTGAGCTACGCCAACCCCGCCGGCGACCTCTACCTCACCACGAGCGAGAAGGAAGCGTTGGGCGGCGACGGCGAGGCATGGGCCTACGACATGGCCGGAGGCACGGCATGAGAGGCGAGACCATCACCCTCATCCACCGCACCAAAACAGGCGAAGACCCCGGCGGCGGCATCATCTGGAACACCCGCGAGGAACAGGTGGACGACGTGCTCATCCAGGACGGCAGCCAGTCGAACTCCACCGACCCCACCCGCCCCGACGGCATCCGCACCGCCAAAACCATCCACATGCCCCGCGCATGGCCCTACCGGAGCCTGCGCGGTGCCAAGGCGAGAATCGACGGCGTCGAATACACCGTGATCGGAGACCCCCGCCCCTACACGGGCGGCATCACCCCGACCCGATGGAACCTCACCGTCGAACTCGCCGACACCAGAGGCTAGGAGAGCAACGCATGGCAAAGGTAAAACTCAACCTCGCCGGCTTCCGTGCGGTACGCCAATCCGCACCCATCCAGCAGACCATCGACCAACAGGCCACGCTCATCGCCGCCCGCGCCAACAGCATGGCACAGGTCGAAGGCGCGACCTACGAGGCCGCAACCCATGTCAGCACCCCCAAAGGCAGCGTCGCGCTCGCCACGACCGGGCACGGCTCCGAAGGCAACGTGAAGGCGATGGAGGACAACGCGAAGCACAACACGCTGCTCAAGGCGGTGAAACGGCGATGAGCCTCAACCTCGAAAAGACGGTCAAGGACTGGATCGACGCCGACCCCGACGGCGACGGCCTGACCGCATACCTCGAAGTGCCCGCAGACCGGCCCAGGCGGCTCGTCACCATCGAGCGCGTCGGCGGCAACGAGAACGAATACAGCAGCCACCCCACCCTCGCCATACAGGTATGGGCGGAAAGCCGATGGCAGGCCGCCCAGCTCGCCACCGGCACGCTGCTGCCCCGACTGCTCGACCTCGACCTGCTCGACCCCATCGCCGCCGTCAGCGTGGAAAGCGTCATCGACTTCCCCGACCCCGGCCCGCCGCCCCAGCCCCGATACCAGATCACCATCCAGCTCGACGCCGCCACCCAATAAGCGCCGCCGGCATCACGAAAAAGGAACACCAATGGCCGAAACCAACCACAACAACAAGAAAAACGTCAGCCTAGGCAAGCCCAAGAAGACCGGCTGCCTCTACTACGCGCCCGCCGGCACCGCCCTGCCCGCCGACGCCACCACCGCCCTGCCGGCAGCCTACACCTGCGTCGGCTACCTGTCGGAGGACGGCGTCACCAACGCCACCGACACCGACACCACCGACATCAACGAGATGGGCGGCATCAAGGTACTGTCCGAGATCAGCGGCTACGGCGAGACATGGCAGTTCAACATGATCGAAACCAACGAAGCCAGCCTCAAACTGCGTTTCGGCACCGCGAACGTCACCGGCACCGCAGACAAGCTCACCGTCTACCACGCCATCCCGTCCGGCGAAAGCCTCGTGCTCGTGTTCGAGATCGCCATGACCGGCAACCGCGTCAAGCGCATCGTCGTCGCCGACGGCACCATCACCGAATTCGACGACACCACCTACAGCGCCGGCGACGCCATCGGCTACGGCGTGACCATGAGCGCCAACCCCAGCGACCTCATCAACGGAGCCACCAGCGTCGAATACATCGCCAAAGTCACCACCGCGACAATCTCCGACAAGTGACCACACCCCGCGCCCGCCGCCCCGACGGGCGCACCCTTCCACCCTGAAAGGACACGAATATGGCAGCCAAGCAGCCGCAGGACCACAAGACACCGAAAAACCAGCCCAGGACCGTCGAGGCCATGGGCGTCACCGTCACCGTCGGCCCCGCGATCTTCAACGACCTCGACATGGTC